CGGGGGGCTCTGACACTGAAGTTTGCTACTTCAAGTGCAGCTCGTTATGAGCGTTCTTCAAGCCACTGGATAGGACAACATCTCGTTGTCTATCTATACTGACTGGGGTAGCACCCCAGGCTTTACGCGTTAAAGCGGTGGCGATACAACTGACGGGATGCTTACATGTGCATCCTTCTTGCTAAGACCGGAGGGCCCTTAAGGGCCTCCGGGTCACTCCAACAACGAAGGAGCTGTTATGAACGAAAACCAAAAGCGCGTTCTTCTGCTTATGGAATTCCTGTTCTACAGCGCGGGATTCCCCGCAGGACAATTCGTACCTGTCCTAAAGTCCTCAGGTATACTACCCGTTACGCGTCTGGATCAGAATTTCGATCCAGAGCAGCTAAGCTCGAAAGAGCTGGCTCTGTTAAACGGTTATTTGAGGAAATACCTTCGTGCCAACCCATCCAACTGAGGGCTTAATGCAATGGACTCGAACACGATCAGTCATGATTTCATTTCCAACTTGAGTAGGGCAGATCTTCTTGCCTGGTTGCTCAACGAGGAAAATGACAAAATCGTTTTAAGTGACGAGTCCGAGCAGTACATTCTCGGCATTCTTGCCGGGTGTGTATCTGTCGTTGGTGATACTGGCGTCCAAAACACTTGGGGTCCTTTAACCAAGTGTGTCAGTGTTTTAAGGAGGGTTTGGAATTATGTCTTCACGTGTTGAAGTCGACGATCAGCGCGTCTTACTGACGCAGCCAGACGGGGCTAAGTTTCTTTATGGCCCCTATCGTAGTCGAAACAGCAACGGCGGCAACTATGTGCCGGGTGCTCAGAATAACGAGCATCCATACACGGCCGTGCACGTGAACTCTTTCTCCGGCTTTTACGAATACCGCACAAAAACGTACTCCAACCCATGGTCGGCCTGGGGCCAGTATGGCCCAGTTACAGGTGTAGTTACACCTCTTCGGTCGTGGGATAGTAACGATGAATTAAAACTCATCGGGAAGTTACGCAATGTGATTGACTCGCATGATTTTAATGCGAGCGTGTTCGTCGGAGAGCTTGGCAAGACCGTGGATATGTTGGCCACGCGTACTCGCCATGTGGGGTTAATGGCAAATGCAGTTCGACGGGGGAACCTTGTCGGTGCTGCACACATGTTGGGACTATCCGGGAAGGCTACCAATCGAACGGTAGCTAGGGGACAGCGAGCGCTTAACAAAGCGATCAAAAATCACCCTAAAGGAAAGCCCCTCGGCCCTAGTGGAGAACGCGACTACCATCCTGATAACTTCCGGGATGAGCGTTTTCTAGGTACACTCGTTGGGAAAGACCGGCAGCGCGTCACTGACGCGCACCTGGAGATCCAGTATGGACTCCTTCCCCTTATTGACGATGTGTACAGCCTGTCTGGTGCCATCCAGGCTCGTGACAAACCCCGTGAGGCCCGCATGAAAGCATCGCGGACCATCAAGCACTCTGTATCTTCTAGTTTCCCGACCATCTTCGGATGTCAGGGCTATGCTTACACGCAAAAGCAAATTATAGCGGTAATCATAGAGGAGATACCAACGCTCGGCGAACGTATGGGTCTCACAAACCCTGCCGCAGTGTTATGGGAGTTGCTTCCGTGGAGTTTCGTTGCTGATTGGTTTATTCCAATAGGCAGCTATATTGAAGCGAGAGGTTTTACATCTCGTAACAACGAAACAACTTACATAATTACCACCACGGATAAAGTGAGGATACGTAGTGCCTCAATGAGTTCGAGTTATGTGCCTGACTATGTACCTCCCGAGCAATCGGAGTACAGAATGGGGTCACTTTGGTGGACGTCGTCTTGCACGATGAACAGAACGCTCGCCACGTCTCTTTCTCAGAGCGTGCCGCTACCATGTTGGAAGTCCCCGTTAAACGGGACAACTACTAGGTTGGCGAATGCAGTTGCATTGGTAGTTTCTGCGTTCAAGCACTAAGGCAATTTTGCCAAAAGATCTGGGCCTTTCCGTCCCAGTGAATATGAAAGGAATTGTATGAGCCAGATGGCTAATATCGTCGCCTTTGACGGCGCGAGCACACCCGTTTCCCACACGTTCTACGGTAAGAGCATTACCCGCGAAAAAGGCATTATCACCGCCATATATCGCGAGCAGCTCTCGGCCGTGCCGGAGGTCGCCCAAGGTCAGATTACTCTGAACCTCAAGCAAATGTCCTCCGGTGTGTATCGTGTGGCCCATCGTGAAGAAATGCCGGTGATGGAGTCCGTAGGTTCGCAGAACGCAGCTGGCTATACGGCCCAGCCCAAGGTTGCCTACGTGGACACGGTTGAGACCGTTGGTTTCTTCCATCCGCGTAGTACAATCGAAGGCCGGCGCCGCGTGCGGCAACTGAACGTGAACATCAGTAATGGTGTTACTACTTCGGTCACGCCCGTAACGACCCACGCAGTCGGTGAAGCATTCGACTTGCTGGGTATGCCGAACTAACCAGTAATAGCGTAGGGATTCCCCTTACGCGTTATGTCCCTTCTTCCCCATTAAAGGAGATAAAATGTTACAAATTAAGTACTGGGACCAGGAGCTGAACTATGCAGAAACCCTTGAAATTCTTAGGGCTCTTGCTCTTGCACACCTCAACCTTTGTACGGTTAAACCCGAAACTCTCGAGCGTGCTATTATTGCTCGGGACTGGGCTGGGGTATGTAGCTGGGAACTGACGTACGACGACCAATACTCTGTCTACGATTTAATCCATATCAGGCAGGCTTTGGGCTTCTTCACGAAGCTTGAGCAGCTCGACATTGGTGTAGACAAAGAGATGGCCGCACGACTGAAGTTCCTGCTGACTGAAGCGAAATGTCGTGAGACTAACGCACTCTTTGCACCCTTCGCAACCTCGGGAATAGCATTTAGCTTTCCTAAGGGGGTTGACCAGGTCTTGTATCTGGCTCAACAAAAAATTGCGAGGCTGTTGGGAGACGTTCCATCTTTTAAAGAGATGGATTTCAAATTCAGTCCTGGAGCGACATCAACGGTGCCAAAACATAAATCATGTGCTCGAATTAAACTGAGCACGGCACCATCGTGTACTACGAACCTCCTCTCAGAACTTCCTAGTTTCTTTAGGGAGGTACCGCATTGGAGCTGCTTACACAGCAAGCTCAGTATCGATGCGGACGACTGGTTGGTAGAAACAGTGAACGTGGCGTTAAGTCACGGTAAGCTGTCGTTCGTACCCAAGAACGCGAAAACCTATAGGGCGGTGATGACCGAGCCCAGCATAAATGGAGTAATCCAAGCTGGATACGGTCGACACATTGCCGGAAAGTTGCGTCGCGTTGGGCAGGACATCCGTGACCAGACAAAGAATCAACGTCTGGCTAGGGAAGGTTCTCTTACCGGGGATTTAGCAACCCTGGACCTGGTATCTGCCTCTGACCTTATTAGTACAGGTCTGGCAGGCCACTTACTCCCAGTAGAATGGTACCTCGCACTGAGTAAGTGCAGGACACCGTACTACACAGACGGGGACGGAGCAGAGGAACACTTTCTGCATAAGTTCTCGTCTATGGGCAACGGGTTTACCTTCCCGTTGCAGACTCTGATATTTTGGAGTCTGGTTACCAGTTGTGCAGATGTACTCGGCGTTGACGTAAGCAGCCGCGACAGTAACAACGTCGTGTCTGTTTATGGGGATGATATCATATGCCCCGTAGGTCTTGTCGACCTCGTCATCAAAGTGTTCACCTGCTGTGGCTTCGAGGTTAATACCCTGAAGTCCTACTGGAGTGGGCCGTTCCGTGAAAGTTGCGGTGCGGATTACTACAAAGGGATTGACATCCGTCCATATTACCAGAAGAATCTTATTTCTGGTGAAACCCTTTTCTCCCTGCACAATTACTACGTGCGTAACTGGGAACCCGAAATGGCAAAGGCGGTGCTGGAGTATATAGCACCTAGTCTGCGCATTTGGGGCCCGGATGGGTATGGGGACGGCCACCTCATTGGTGACTGGATCCCTCGACTACACAAACGGTCGGAAGGGTGGGCGGGATATCTGTTTGACACGTACCGTCATTTGGGGCGCTCTCACAAGCGTGCCCTGATCGGGGATCGTGTTTTGCCCGTTTACTCAGTCTACGTCAGAGATGACGAGGACTTGGGTCTTTCCGAGGACTTCTTTGCTCGGGCAGCTACATCGCCCGGGACATTCTTGCGAATGAATAGAAGTACTCACAACGGAAAGTTTTTCTTGAAGCTAAGACGGTTCGAGAAGAAGGACGGCGTAGCCGTCGAGTCCTTACCAGGGACTCGTGGTTATAAGCGCATATCAATCTACACGCTAAAGGCCTGCTAATTTAGCAGGAGCGAAAGCTGGACTCGGAGATTGTCCGATATAAACGATCA